CACGGCGACTTTGCTTGACGCAGCTATTCCAAGTGCAAAAGTTGGTTCAGCTTTTAGCTTGACGATTTGCAACAACAACAATACCGGCGCATCGTCTACTGTCCCTGTTACCACAGGAACTGGTATTACGATCTTTGGCTCTGTTACTGTCCCACGTTTTGGTGCGTATACGTACCGTTTTGTGAAGACTGGCGACGCAGCTTATTCGGCATTTTTGATGTAAACCTAATGGGGGCTTCGGCCCCTGTTTTAAAGGAAACATATGGCAAATTCAAAATCTGTCGGCGTTGCGTTTAGCGATCCCGAATTGACTTCTGGCACTACTGTAAGTGGTGCGGTAATTGATGGCAGCACAATTGGTGCAACAACGCCATCTACAGTTGTTGGAACTACCGTTTACGCTACAACCGAAATCGGTTATGCGGCAGCGGCTGAAGGTACTGTGACGCAAGCAACAGACAAAAGCACAGGGGTAACTCTGAACAAGTCTGCTGGTCGCATCACAATGAGCAACGCAGCGCTGGCGGGTAGCACTGCTGTGTCGTTCATCTTGACCAATAGCTTAATCTCCACCAATGACACAATCATTGTGAACGTTTCTAGTAACACAACTGGTAGCGTTGCGGGGGCTTACACCACTTACGTTTCGTATTTGGCTGCTGGTTCTGCCTTAATCACGTTGCGAAACTTAACTGCGTCAACTTCATATTCTGAAGCTGTCATCATCAACTTTGCAATCATCCACGGCGCTTAAACCAAACGGGGCTTCGGCCCCGTTCTTAAATCATGGCTGTTATTTATCTTTCTCATCCTGTTCATGGCCGCAAAGTAGCCACAATGGACCTTGAAGCCGATTTTGATGAAAAAAATGGCTGGATGCGCTACAATCCAGACACGCCTTCAGACTCTGAAGAAGCGGCCAACACGTTAGTTGTGAAGCGCAAATACACCCGCAAAGGTGAAACTGAAGGAGTCTAAGCATGGCCACGTACACCGCCGGTGATCAAATTAACCGAGCCTTGCGCTTGATCGGTATGTTGGCCGAAGGCGAATTGCCTTCTACAGAAACAGCCAATGACTGTCTTGTTGCTTTAAACCAGATGATTGACAGTTGGAACACTGAACGTTTGTCAGTGTTTAGCACCCAAGATCAAGTCTTTACATGGCCTGCTGGTTTTATCAACCGCACTCTTGGCCCAACAGGCAATTTTGTAGGCAACCGGCCTATTTTGCTAGATGATGCAACGTACTACCGTGACGCAAGCACAAACGTTTCTTACGGCATAAAAATGATTAACCAACAGCAATACGATGGTATTGCTGTGAAGACAGTAACGTCTACTTACCCGCAAGTGTTGTTTATCAACATGACATATCCAGACGTTGATATGTACATCTACCCCAGGCCCACGCGGGACTTGGAGTGGCACTTTGTCAGTGTTGAAGAATTAACCCAGCCTGCTACGTTACAAACCGTATTGGCATTTCCCCCAGGCTACTTGCGTGCGTTTACCTATGCGTTGGCGATGGAAATCGCGCCTGAGTTTGGTGTTGAGCCAAGTCCCCAAGTGCAGCGCATTGCTATGACCAGCAAGCGTGACTTGAAGCGCATCAACAACCCTGACGATGTGATGTCGATGCCTTACGCTATTGTGGCTACTCGCCAGCGTTTCAATATCTACGCTGGTAACTATTGATGAAGACGCCAATCCTCGGTTCATCTTATGTGGCACGCAGCATCAATGCTGCGGATGCTAGGATGGTCAACTTGTTTCCTGAGATTGTTCCCGAGGCGGGAAAAGAACCTGCGTTTTTGCAACGGGCACCAGGCTTAAAGTTGCTTAACACGGTCGGCGTTGGCCCGATCCGTGGCTTGTGGGCGTTCTCGTCCAATGACGGCGTTGCTTTTGTTGTATCGGGCAATGAACTTTACAAAATCAACAATGCTTACACAGCCACGTTACTTGGCACTGTAAGCGGCGCTGGCCCTGTCAGTATGGCCGATAACGGCACGCAATTGTTTATTGCTTGCAATGGCCCAAGTTACATTTATAACAACACCACAGGTGTGCTTGGAGCCATTACAGACCCTGATTTTCCAGGCGCTGTGACGGTGTGTTATTTGGATGGTTACTTTGTGTTTAACCAACCAAACAGCCAGTTAATGTGGGTCACCGCTATTCTTGACGGCACAAACATTAACGCACTTGATTTTGCTAGCACTGAGGGTTCTCCCGATGGGTTAATAGCTGTGGCGTCCAACTTTCGTGAAGTTTGGGCTTTTGGCACAAACTCAATTGAAGTTTGGTACGATGTTGGCGGTACGGGTTTTCCCCTACAACGTATTCAAGGCGCTTTTAACGAACTAGGTTGCGCCGCCCCGTATTCGGTAGCCAAAATGGACAATGGTTTGTTCTGGCTTGGCCGTGACCGCCGTGGTCAAGGTATTGTTTACCGTGCAAATGGCTACGCTGGTGTGCGTATTTCTACTCATGCAGTGGAATGGCAGATTCAACAATACGCTGATATGTCGGATGCTATTGGCTACACGTACCAGCAAGATGGCCACAGTTTTTATGTGCTGATTTTTCCTTCGGCCAACACCACATGGGTCTACGATGCCGCAACCCAAGCATGGCATGAACGTGCCGGTTTTGTTGATGGTCAATTTACTCGCCATCAATCAAATTGTCAGATGGCGTTTAACAACAAGATTGTTGTTGGCGACTATCAAAACGGCAACATCTATGCGTTTGACTTAGACAACTACACCGACAACGGTAGCATTCAAAAATGGTTGCGGTCTTGGCGTGCCTTACCACAAGGAACAAACAACCTGCATCGTACTGCCCAGCACAGTCTCCAACTTGATGCCCAAACTGGCGCGTATTTACCAGCAGTGGAAGTTGATGTTACGGGTAGCAACGATACGTTTTTAATCACAGAAGCAGGCGCATTTTTGTTGACCGAATCTGGTGATTACATAATTACCCAAGTAGGTGAAAACATAAACCCGCAACCAAGTGTCATGCTGCGCTGGTCGGATGATGGTGGCCACACTTGGTCCAATGAGCATTGGAAAGGCATGGGCGCTGTTGGTCAATATTTCTATCGCACGATCTGGCGCAGGTTGGGCATGACCGTTAAGTTGCGGGATCGTGTTTACGAAGTGTCGGGCACTGATCCAATTAAGATTGCGATCATGGGCGCTGAACTTGTTTTAAGTCCAACCAATGCCTAGCCCTAACGCTACACCAACGCCAGTCACGCCACCTCGGGTGCCGCTAATTGATCCTCGCACGGGCTTGATTGACCGTGCTTGGTACATGTTTTTTGTGTCATTGATCAATGCGGCCACGCTGGTGTATGACGGCGACCTTGGCCCTAGCCCTGAATCTTTGATTGCGTCTTATGATGCGGCTTTGCAAGCGCTTGCACAGAACGTTGACACGCAACCGTTGCCTGTTGACTTGAGCGCAGAGTTAACTAAACAAATTGAAGCGGCTGGCTTGGCCAACTATGCGACTGGTTTGTTGTCGCAGATCGCCGAAATGCAAAAGCAACTTGACGCCCTCAATCTTTTGCCGCCGCCGGCACAAGAAACAGTAATAGCGGTAACGGGCACAGCGCCTGTGGTGTCAACTGGTGGCATTTCACCCAACATCAGCATGGCTGCGGCCAACACATCGACTGATGGTTATCTGACATTGACTGACTGGAATACGTTTAACAACAAAGCGCCAGCTACTAGCGGCACTTCTATCTTGTACGGCAACGGCTCTGGTGGCTTTAGCAACGTTTCAACTGGATCGGGCGTCAGTTTTGTAGCTGGCGTGTTAAGCGCCACTGGTTCGGGCGGCACAATTACTTCGGTGACGGCTACCGCGCCTATTGCGTCTTCTGGTGGCTTCACACCAAACATCAGCATCAATGCGGCTTATGGCGATACGGTCAATCCCTATGCCGCCAAGACCGCCAATTATGTTTTGGCTGGTCCTACATCGGGCGCGGCGGCTGTGCCTGTGTTTAGGGCTTTGGTGGCGGCTGATATTCCATCATTGTCTTACGTTACATCGGTTAGCGGTACGTCACCTGTAGTGTCATCGGGGGGTACAACCCCCGCCATCAGTATGCCTGCGGCAACTACATCAGTAAACGGATATTTGACTTCAACCGACTGGAATACTTTTAACAATAAAGGTTCTGGCACAGTCACATCGGTAACAGGTACATCACCAGTTGTTTCATCTGGCGGCGCTACTCCAGCCATATCTATGGCCGCTGCAACTACATCAGTCAGCGGCTATCTGACATCGACTGATTGGAACACTTTTAACAATAAAGGTTCTGGAACAGTTACCAGTGTTGCTGCCCTTACTTTAGGCACTACGGGCACTGATCTTAGTTCGTCAGTTGCAACCGGAACAACAACGCCGGTTATTACACTTAACGTACCTACGGCTTCGGCCAGCAATAGAGGCGCATTAAGCGCTGCTGATTGGACCACGTTTAACAGCAAAGGTTCTGGCACTGTCACATCAGTGACTGGAACCGCCCCAGTTGTTTCGTCAGGCGGCGCTACGCCAGCCATCAGCATGGCCGCCGCTACTACGTCCGTTAGTGGTTATTTAACTTCAACCGACTGGACTACATTTAACGGTAAGCAAGCCGCGCTGGTTAGCGGCACAAACATCAAAACTGTCAACGGAACAAGTTTATTAGGGTCTGGTGATGTAGGTACGATTACATATGCCTACGGCGGCACTGGACAAACTACAGTTACCACAGGCGATTTGTTGTATGGATCAGCGACTAATACCTGGTCTAAATTGGGTATTGGTAGCACAGGCCAAGTTTTGCGTGTTGTATCGGGAACGCCAGCTTGGGGCACAGATTATGTTGGAACGGTCACTAGCGTGGCGGCAACTGTTCCATCGTTTTTGTCTATCAGTGGTAGTCCAATTACGTCATCAGGTACGTTGGCAATTAGCTATTCGGGTACTGCGTTGCCTACGACATCCGGCGGCACAGGACTGACATCTTTCACCGCTAATGGTGTGGTTTATGCAAGTTCTACAAGTGCATTGGCTACTGGTTCCGGATTTGTATTTGATGGAACAAATGTAGGTATTGGAACAAGTTCGCCTAGTTACCCTTTGGTTGTTTCCAAGGCAGACACATCAAGCACTGTTGGTGGCTCTGCGGCCTCAATGCACATTCTCAACACGGACAGCGCAGCATATGGTCGCTTGTCTGAACTTGTGTTTAATCTTGTTAACCAAGCAAGTGGTTCAGCAATGGCCTCTATATCGGGCCAATATGCTACTTACGGCGGTTCATATGGCGGAAACCTTTTGTTTTCCACCAATGCTGGTTCGGGTGGCTCTGTTACAGAACGGATGCGGATTGCATCCACTGGCATCGTCACGATGAGCGCGTATGGTGTTGGTAGTGCAACATTTTCGGCTGCTGGCGTTATCTCGTCAGTGTCGGATGAAACATGGAAAATTAAGGACGGCGTTCCAGTTGATACGGATGCCATGCTTAAAAAGTTGCAGCCTGGCTATTGGTACTACAATGACGAGAAGAAAGAAATCTTTGGCAAAGATCGGCAACTAGGCTTTTACGCCCAAAACGTCAACGCCGCGATTGGCCCTGAAGCTGCTCCAGAACCTGAAGAAGGAAAGCCTTGGGGTTATTACGACCGTTCTGTTTTAGCCGTGGCTGTCATGTCTTTGCAGAAAGCACTTGATACCATTGATTCACTTACAGCCCGTATTGCGGCATTGGAGCAAAAATGACAGTCACCGTCAAAGTCCTCGTACCAGCCAAATACGCCGAGGCAACCCAAACCACGCAGTACACAGCGACTGGCGTTACCGCAATTATTGACAAATTTACAGCTACCAACATTAGCGCCACAGCCGCAACGATTAGCGTAAACTTGGTCACATCGGCTGGATCGGCTGGCAACACCAACTTGATCACCAAAACCAAAACGCTCCAAGCATCTGAGGTTTACACGTTTCCTGAGCTTGTTGGCCAAGTGCTTGGCGTCAGCGACTTTATCAGTACAATTGCAGGCACTGCCAGCGCCATCAACATCCGCGTTTCTGGGCGTGAAGTGACCTAATTGGAGATATTCAAATGCCATCTGTTTCCCTTTCACCCGCACCCAAACTTCAGTTTTTTGGCACCGATGGCAACCCTTTGGTGGGTGGCAAGGTATATACCTACGCCGCTGGCACCACCACGCCGTTGACAACGTACTACGATTCGACTGGCACAGTAGCCAACACCAACCCAATTATTTTGGACACACGCGGTGAGGCCAACATTTGGCTAACTTCTGCTGCGTACAAGTTTGTTCTTAAGACGTCCACTGACACGTTAATCTGGACTGTTGACAACATTACCAGCAACGCATATTTAATAAGTTTGTTAGACGCATTTAAAGCTGATTTAGCCAACACAACAGATGTTGCCAAAGGCGATGCCTTGGTAGGTTTTAAACAATCAAATTCGTCAGGTATTTTGGCTGGTGCTGTGGGCCGTACAGTACACCAAAAATTTCAAGAAATGATTAGCGTTAAAGATTTTGGCGCGGCAGGCGATAGCACTACAAACGACACAACTGCCATGCAAAATGCTTTGACAGCGGCGGCGGGTAAATCTTTGTATATCCCTGCTGGCACTTACGTTTGTAGTCAACTTGTTGTTTCAAGCGGTACATCTGTATATGGAGATTCCGCATCTACAACTATCATACAAGCTGCATCTTCATTAAATTCTAGTACGCCGTTGTTTCGAAATCTTACCCAAAGCGGCGCAGCAAATGTATATACAGATAATCAAATTAGTGTGTCTAATATTAGATTTGATGGAAACAATTTAGGAACACGTACTGCTGGATTGTTAGATTTTGTCAAAGTTCAGCATCTAACCCTTAACAACTGCCAAGTATACAATGTGCAATACATCGGCGCGGCATTGAACGGCTGTGTATATTCCACGGTTACAAATTGTTCTTTTGCCGCGTGTGGCAATCAAACTGTAACTGTTGAAGGTGGACCGGCGCTATATATCGGCAACGCTTTTTCCGATGGAACGCCATCATATGACGTGTTTGTAACGGGCTGTAATTTTACAAATAATAACTGGGCGGGCATGTACGCTACGGCTGACCGCACGATAATTTCTGGAAATTATTTTCAAAGCAACAAAGAGTCGGGCATTTTTACAACCGGTAACGTCTGCGTTATCACCGGCAATTGGATCAGCGGCGTAACCAGAAAATACATTTCGGCGTCTGGAATTGAAGCGGGCGGCGATCAACTTACCATTACGGGTAATTTTATTGCTAACGTAGAAGCTGATTGTATTTCTTTAACGGATACACAAACTGTTACAGTTACCGGAAACTCCCTTATTAACCCAAGGGCTGATAGCACGTACTATACGCAAGGTAGTTGTATTGGTTTTAATACATTGACTGCAAGCCCAGGTAATACGCGAAATGTTTTGATTGTTGGCAACAATATGGCGTCGCCGTCAAACAACGCTTACGCTGCGGTACGGTTTTACGGCACTACATCGCCGCCCGAATATATTACGGTTAGCGACAACCAGATGAACCAAAATTCTTGGTCGTCTGGGCAAGCAATCGTAATCCCTGCAAACCAAGCGTCGATTACAAATGTATACCGTGACAACATCGGCGCGTTTGATGTGTTTGATTACGGTGGTTATGTCTCAGGCCGTTTTTATGCTGGTGAGGCCCTCTCCCCCGCAGCGGCCAGCACCTTGTCGATTTCGGCTAACACCCTGTACGGAACGCCTTTTGTTGTGCGCCAGCAAAAACTCTGGAACAAAATTGGTTTGTACGTTACGACAGCAGCACTTGGCGGCGCTGCATATCTTGGCATCTACCGCATGGAAAATGGCGTCCCTACCACAAAGGTGCTTGACGCTGGCGCGGTGGGCTTGGACACAGTAGGCACTAAAGAAATCACGATTTCGCAAGTGTTGCCTGCCGGTATGTATTGTGTGGTTTTGCTTGCCAGCACTTCTAGCGCAGTAGTTAAAGCCGGAACTTTAAGCCCCGCCGCTGTTGCTACGGTGGGCACGTCTGCTATCGGCACTGCCGATACAATCATACTTGGCTCGGCCACTTATGGCGCGTTGCCCAACACGTTCCCCACTGTCACATATGGTACCGGTGATAGTGCTTTAATTACGTTGCGTTGCTAAATGATCGAACATCATTTCAGCGCCGGTGTGTATGCCAAGGAGACGCGCATTCCTGCGGGGCATATACTTGTCCAACATAAGCACAAGCATGACCATCTGTCGATTTTGGCCAGTGGGTCAATCGAACTGATGGTTGATGGGGAACGAACAATTGTTAACGCGCCAGCGTGTTTAACCATTGAAGCAAATAAACATCATGGCGTAAAATCACTCACAGACGTTGTGTGGTATTGCATCCACGCCACGGATTGCGCCGATATAGACGAGATTGATGAAGTATTAATAGTGGCAGGCGATGACGCGCAAGCCCGTGAACTGGCCCAGTGCCTTCAGGAGTAAATTATGCCGTGGTCATTTATTATCCCCGCAGCCGTAAGCCTTCTTGGCGCTAAATCGCAATCAGACGCGGCATCAAAAGCGGCACGAACTTCTGCTGACGCTACCAATCAAGCCACGCAACTCCAGCGTGACATGTTTAACCAGCAGCAGCAAAACCAAGCGCCTTATCTTGAGGCGGGAAGAAACGCTCTTAATCAATTGGCCCCATTGGCGGCAAACTACCAAACGTTTGGCATGGACCAGTTTACGCAAGACCCAGGCTATGCGTTTCGGTTGCAGCAAGGCCAGAAAGCATTGGATGCAAGTGCTGCCGCCCGTGGTGGTTTGATTTCAGGCAACGCCCTACGCGCAGCCCAAGGGTATGGTCAAGAGATGGGATCGCAAGAATATCAGAATGCGTTTAACCGTTACCAGACCGAGCGCAACGCCAGATTAAACCCATTGCAGTCACTGGCTGGCATTGGTCAAACATCAGCAAATACATTGGGCCAAGCTGGTCAAACGTATGGATCAAACGTAGGCAACGCTTTAATGAACCAAGCGGCTGTGTCTGGCAACGCGGGTATGGTCGGCGCAAATGCTTACGGCAACGCTTTGTCAGGTATCGGTAGCGCCTACGGTAGAAATCCAGTTAGCTTTAGCAGCCTGTATGGTGGGAACAATCAAATGTACAACCCAACAACTAATACCGGCGGTTTTTCAGGTAGTAGTTTAGCCAACACATTCTATTCCGGTACCGGCGGCATTGGCGATTAAGGACTAAACATGGCACAACTTGACTTTGGTCTTTTAAACACAAACCTGCCTGCTGAGATTGCAGGCAGTGTTCAGCGCGGGCAAGACGAAGCGCTGCGTAACCAAATGGCGCGACAGCAATTAGTGTCAAGCCAACAGCAGTTTAAAACTGCGGGGTTGCAACAAGAGACATCGCAATTGCAACTTGATCAGCTTAGACGTGATCGAGATGCGCTTGCCAAAATGCAACAAGCGTTTGTTGCCAATGGTAAGTCACCTGACTTGGAGTCAAATTTTAACGAAATGATCAATTCTGGAATTGCCCATTATGTTGACATTGGCGTTAAAGGTAAGCAAAAAATTCTTGAGCAAAAACAATTTTCCAAAATTATGGGTATGGATGGCGGCGCACCGGCAACGCCCGCGCCTATGCCTGCCGCAACAGCACCTACAGTTGCATACCCTCAAACCGTTGCACCAACAAACAATTTGGGTTCTGGTGCATTTGGTATGGAACCGGTTACCGCGCCTGTAAATGCATTGGCTCCCGCAACTTCAACCGCGCCCGCAGCGCCAGTCAATGCTTTGGCTACGCCGCCTGTTGGGCCTGATGTGACTTCTATGCGCCGTAAGCGCGATATGTTGTTGGCTATGGGCACGACACAAAGTATTGCGGCAGCACGCGCTATGGACGCGGATATTGCACTGGCATCTAAAGAACCGGTCTATCACAATGTTACAGGCGTAGGACTTGTTGATCCGCGCACTGCTCGCGTGGTAATGCCAGAAGGCGTAAAAGATTCCGAGTTTGAAAAACTGTTGGCGCGGTCTAATTTGTCAGACGCGCAAAAGAACGCATTGCGTATCCAACGCGCGCAAAAAGAAGCCACGCACGCACCAGGTACAAGCGTAACTATGGTTTCAGAACGCGCCGAACAAGGCGCGAGAGGCAAGATGTTAGTTGACCAATATGGGGACATCTCAAAGGCTGCTGGTTTAGCAGTCAAAACATTGCCATCGATTGAGGTAAACTTGAGCGCGCTAAACAAAGGTTTTGATACCGGATTTGGTAAAGAAACAATTGCTGCGGGGGCTAGTGTGCTAGCCGCGTTGGGTGTTAAAGACGCGGAAAAATTTGCAACTGATACTCAAAAGTTTCAATCCAATGCTATTAACGGCATATTGCAAAAACAGCTTGAGCAAAAAGGCCCGCAAACTGAATCTGACGCAAAACGTATTGAGCAAATTGGCGCTCAATTGGGTAAAACCAAAGACGCCAATACGTTTATTTTGGCAACCGCTAAAGAACAACTTAAACGTGATGTTGATCAGCGAAACTTTTACGACCGTTGGTACAAGGCTAACAAAACCTATGACGGCGCTGAAGATGCTTGGTTTAATGGCGAAGGTGGTAAGTCTTTGTTTGACCGCCCTAGCTTGAAAAAATACAACGTATCCACAGCAGAAGTTAACGTTGCGCCAGCAGCAAGCAACCGACCTTCGTTAGAATCCATCTTTAAGAAATAAACGGAGACGTACATGGCTGACCAGTTTCGCGACCAGATCAATACGGCCCGCCGCGCTGGGTATAGCGATGATGAGCTTATTGGCTTTCTAAAAGACAAAGACCCCCGCGTTACGCAAGCCTTAACCGCAGGCTACCAGCCCGCTGAAGTTTTGCAATATTTAGCGCCTGAGTTGTCCACAGGCGAACAATTTGTACGCAAAGCAGGCGTGGCTATTCGAGGCGTCAATGAGGCGTTAGCGCCAGCTACAGCAGGGGCAACGGCTGGTTTTATGATGGGCGGCCCTGTAGGCGCGGCTGTGGGTGGTTTGGCGGGCGGTTTGGCTGTACCCGCCGCCGATGTATTGGTGCAAGGCTATAACAAACTTGCAGGTAGTAATGTTCGTTTGCCATCGCAAGTTATTTCCAGCATGATTCCTGGCCCCCGCGCCGAAACACCAGTCGAGCGCGTAATTCAATCAAGTACTGGCGCGCTAGGCGGAACTGCGGGTTCTGTGGCCGCTGGGCGCGCGCTAGTTGCCGCGCCTAACGTTACTCAAGGATTACAAGCTATAGGCCAAGAAGCTGCACGGTTGCCGGTAAGCCAAATGGTTACCGCGCCGTTTGCTACGGCAGCAGGGCAATCCGTAACTGAACTGACCGACAATCCATTGGCCGGTTTAGCCGCAGGTGTGGCTACCGGCGCAGCGGCGGGTGTACGCCCAGTTAAACGTGGAGCAGTGCCAACAGCCGAAGATTTACTGGCCAAATCTAAAGCCAACTATGAAATTTTAGATAAATCAGGGTTGCAATTTGACACTCAAAAGTTTCAACAGCACATGGCTGCGTTACCTGCCAAACTTCGAGCCGAAATTGGTTACGTTAAATCCGTAAATCCAAAAGTAGCAGGGGCGTTTGATGAACTTTTGTCAGACGCGCCTAAAGACATAGCTGAAATTACGGCGCTACGAAAAATTATTGGAGGCGCGGCTGGGAGTGCAGATAGATCAGAACGTATGGCGGCTAAAGAATTGCTTGATGAATTCGACAGTTACATTTTAAATGCGCCGCCGGATGCAATTGTTAAAGGTGATAAAACAGCCCTTGATGCTTGGAAAGCCGCGCGTGCTGACTATGCAAAAGTTAAAAAATCGGAATTGATTGAAGACATTGCTGCGCGTGCTGAAGTTTCGCAATCTGGCAAAGAAGCATCAATTGCACAAGGTTTATCAGCGTTGGCAAAAAACGATAAGAAAATGCGGTTTTTTACACCAGACGAACAGCAAGCAATTCGTGATGCTGCTAAAGGCGGGACATTGCAAGGTTTGATTAAAACTATTGGCAAATTCTCGCCTATGACGCCAGCAGCGGCTATTTTTACGGCAGTTAACCCTTACGGAGCGTACACAGCCGCAGCGGGTATGGCCGCAAAAGAACTTGCTACCGCGCAACGTATGCGTCAAATAAATGCGCTTTCTAGCCAAATGCGTCTTGGCCAAACGCCGCCGGTCATTGAAGGTGCGGGTGCTAACGTGCCCGTTTTTTACACCCGTGGGATGCAAAATATGCTTGGCCCCGTTCAACAAAACCAAAACGCATTGGCAAAATAATGGATACCCAACAAATCATCAACGTTGCTCTTGGTCTGGTTGCTTTCCTTGGAGGCTGGGTGTTGAACAACATTACCAAAGCCATTGAGCGCCTTGACACGGACGTCAGGGCGATGCCCAGCACCTACGTATCCAAGGACGACTACCGCCATGACATTAACGACATCAAAGAAATGCTTGGCAAAATATTTGACAAGCTAGATGCAAAAGTTGACAAATGAGCCTTGACCCCGTATCAGCATTGCTTGACATTGGCGGTAAAGTCATTGATCGGGTGTGGCCTGATCCGATACAAGCCGCAACGGCCAAACTAGAACTTGTCAAACTCCAACAGTCTGGTGAATTGGCCGCAATGGCTGGGCAGATGGAGATTAACAAGGTTGAGGCGGCAAGCGCCAGCGTGTTTGTTTCTGGCTGGCGTCCCTTTATTGGTTGGGTATGCGGCGCGGCTTGCGCTTGGAACTGGATTGGATTAAAAATTGCTTTATTTGCGGCTGCATATTTTGAACATCCTTTGAATTTGGCCCCTGCCGATCTGTCTGAAATGACACCTGTGTTAATGGGTATGCTTGGTATCGGCGGCTTGCGAACAATTGAAAAACTGAACGGCGTTGCTCGGACATGAACTTGTCGCCTCATTTCACACTTGCCGAACTGACATACACGGATCACCGCCAGCTTGACAATACTCCAACACAAAATGAAATCAGTAACCTTCAGCGTCTTGCAAACTTTCTTGAGCAAGTCAAAACAGTACTTGGAGGAAAGCCCATCATTGTCAACTCTGCCTTCCGATCTAAAGCGGTCAACAATGCTGTTGGTTCCAAAGATACCTCTCAACACCGGTTGGGCTGCGCAGCAGACTTCCGAGTACCTGGAATGACGCCTGACCAAGTGATCAAAGCACTTATCAACTTGCCCTACGACCAAATCATTCGAGAATTTGACCGATGGACCCACATCAGCATACCCAACGTGGTTGGTGCTGCACCACGCAAGAGTAAGCTGATTATTGACCGCACTGGAACTCGCACCTACGCCTAAGGATGTGGAGCGTTCTCTGGAAACAGGTCACGTATCGCTTGGTGTTTGGACTTCATTTTCTTCCCTTAAAAGCTGTTCCAGTTCTTCTGCTGTTACAAACGGGATGCCAAACATTTCTTTTTGTTTAGCACGGACACGCTGCTCCATTTCAATACGGTTGAACTCGTCGTCTTCAGTGTTCATGTCTTATTCCTTTATGCCGTGTGCGGCTAATGCATCGCTCAAATCCGCTAATGCGTGAAGTCGAACCCTCACCATGCGCCCAACTTCAAGCTGGTCGCGCATTGGTGGTCGATGCGCTATTTCAGTCGATTCAATCACGCCTTGCGCCGACTTAATTAACTTTGCACACGCCTCACGCTCTGTTGCTGCAATGCTGCGCTCGTACTCAGTCCAATGTTCTTGCGTCCATGTTCTGTTACGCTCGGCAAGCACAGCCGTCTGTACCAACACCTTGATATTTTCTCCTACTGCCGCCAGAACCAACTTGGCTGCATCATCTATTGGAACGTCAGGGTTAACCCAAATTCCGTCAACTGATAAACGAAGAACTTCTGTTGCGGGATCATTACGAAATGTGATGGTGTTAGGCTTATAGTCCAGCCCCAACTCACGGGCGTTCTCAGCCATAACATCAAGGGCAATCTGACGCTTGCGCCAGCCTGAGTCTGTATCAGTCATACTTCCCTCGCTTTCATCATAGAGTCAGCCACCGCCCATGCGGATTCTTCAATCCAAGACTGCCCTGCCGCTATAATTTGTTTCTCCAGTTTTGGGTTGGAAAGCATCCCTTGCATTGCTTTCGCCGCAAAGTAATCGCGCAGGGTCATGCCTCTACCGTAAACGGCAGGTACATCTGGTTGAGGAAATGTTGGCCCACCTGTG